CTTGGGCTAAATCAGGCATGGGTGCAGATCAAGTTACTTCTATTGAAGATAGCGTAAAAGCTAACATTGCTTTACAAAAAGCACCTGTTGAAGGTCATGGAGTGCCTTGGTAATGGAAATATTAATTAATATTTATTTGATAGCAACCTCTCTTGTAACCGTTTCATCAGTAATTTGCAATTATACTGATACGCCTAAAGGAAGTGATTGGAAGGCGAAGGCTTACGGTGTTGTTGAGAAGTTTGCTTTTTTAGGCAATAAAGCCAAGAAATAATTATGCTTGAAGATGCAGTTACCCTTATCAATGACGTGGGGTTTCCGATTGCGGCCGCGCTAGGTCTAGGGTTGTTTATCTGGAAGCTAATTAATCGCATTATTGATGGGTTAGAAACTAAGGTAGATACCCTAGATGATAAGTTGGTTGAGCAAATAAATCATCTTGAGGAAAGGCTTGGCAGTAAGTTGGATTCTCAGCATGGTATATTGGTTGCACTTATTGATAGGGTAAGATCAGTAGATAACGAAATAATACGCCAAGATACACTTCTCAAAACTATATTGGGAGTGCCGCAGTTAATGCACACTGATAGGCTTGCAAAGGCAGATAGAGATGACCAGAGAAAAGATTAAAGGTTTAGTTCTAGGCATTNTGTGGATAGCNATGTCAGCAACGGCTGATCAAATAACGCATAAGTTTAAATCNCCTAGCTTTAACGGCATAAANACCTCTAGCCACTACCTTACTATAGAAAACCAAGAGTTTAACCGTAAAGCGGATATTAAGGCCGAAATAAAGGCATATCAAGAGGAGCTAGAGCGAGATGCAGAAAATACTACTCTGGCACGTTTTATAAGAAATTTAGAATCAAGAATATACGCAGAGCTAAGTAGGCAGTTAGTCAACAACCTATTTGGTGAGACAATGAGTACCAGCGGAATACTTGAGCTTGAAGGAAACATTATTGAGTATCTTGTTGATGGTGATTTCATAACCCTAATTATTACGGATGCAGATGGAAATACTACGGAGATTACTTTGCCTATCGGTTCTTTTTCTTTCTAGCTGTTCAATTATTGATCAATTTGAAGATACCCAAAAGCAAAGATTTAAAAGCGAAGATGTGGTTAATATTACAAAACTGCAATCAAACGCTCTCGTTAATGTAAAACCTCCAGCAGTTAAGCCTGTGGTAGCCGTATATCCAACAGCATTTACAGATCAGACAGGCCAGCGGAAAAGTAATAGCTCATTCGCGCTTTTCTCAACTGCCGTTACACAGCAACCTAGCGCCCTTCTCATCCGTGCATTGAAACACGCTTCAGGCGGTAATTTTTTTCGTGTTGTTGAAAGAGTGGGGTTAGATAACTTAACTAAAGAAAGGCAACTTATTAGATCAGCAAGAGAGCAACTTTCAACTGGTGGAGAAGATAAGAACGTGCCTCCACTGCTTTTCGCTGGGGTTTTGCTAGAAGGAGCAGTTATAGCGTATGATACCAATCTGTCTACTGGAGGAATGGGCGCTAGGTATTTAGGCATTGGCAAGAGCGTTCAGTTTAGGGAAGATAACATAACGGTATCACTACGCATGGTATCGGTAGCAACTGGTGAAATACTTATAGAAGTAATGAGCCAAAAAACCGTATTTAGTTACGGCCAATCTGATGATGTTTTTAAATTCGTTGAGATGGGAACAGAGCTTGTTGAAATAGAATTAGGCAATTCGCGCAATGAGTCCACTACGATAGCCCTTATGAAAAGTATAGAGGGGGCTGTTTTAGAGCTAATTAACATCGGCTATGACAGGAGATTTTGGACTTATGAAAAAGACGAATAGTTTTTTATTGTTAGCATTGGTAAGCGGTTTATCTTATGCCGCTGATAATGAAATTTATATAAACCAAGCAGGTACAACTGCAAACTTTGATATTGAGCAGTTAGGTATATCTAACCTCATCGGTGGCTTAAACACTACTGCTGGGAACTTAACGCCCCTTGATCTTGATGGTACAGGGATGACCCTTGATATAAACCAAATTGGAAACACTAATAAGTTTTTTGGTGATATTACAGCGGACAGCTTTACAGGGTTCTATGAGTTCACTGGATCAACAAACGCTTTTACAATACAGGTAGACCCAACTAATACCTATGGAGCCAATAACTCTAACCATCAAGTTAATGTTACAGGTTCAAGTAATACGTTTACTCTCAATCAAGGCACAACCGCACTTGCTGGAACATTAGATTTAGATTGGACAATTCAGGGTAGCAACAACACTATCACATCAACAATTAATATTGATGGCGCTACTAATTTTGTTGATATAGATGGTTCTGATAACACCCTTACTTATGTAGGTACAGGAACAAATAATTCATCAGGTGGGTATTTCTACTTAGACCATACAGGTGGGCAACGGACGTTTAATATTCAACAACTGAGTACATTGGATAATGATTGGCTCAAACTTGAGACTGTTGGTGGTAACGCTACTTCTACTATCTGTATCATTCAAAACGATCAAGGTACAAGCACAGGCTGTTGATATTGGTGGCGTATCTGAGGTAAGTGGGTACGCCCAAATCAAACGAACTGGCGCAACCAGTGCATCTCTACAGTATGATGCGGATTTAGATTTTTCTGTAAAAACCAATGATGAGGCTGTTACCACTAACGGCCGCATGGCTATTACGTTTCTTGATGATTCTCAAGTAAAACTTACCGAACACTCAAAGCTAACCATTGATGAGTACATATATGATCCAGACCCCTCTAAGGCTAAGATGGCTCTTACGTTTGGCTTGGGTACAGCAAGGTTTATAAGTGGCAAGCTAGATAAGATTGATAAAAGAAACATATCGTTAAAAACACCTACCGCTGATATTGCTATTAGAGGCACTGACTTTACTGCTACGGTTGACGAGCTTGGCCGCAGTTTAATTATTCTGTTGCCTGATAAATACGGTATGTCTAGCGGAGAGATAGAGGTTTTAACGGCTACTGGTATTGTTGTTTTGACTAAGCCCTATGAGGCTACTACTGTTTCTGTATTTGAGGCCAACCCATCCAAGCCTGTTATCTTAGACCTCTCGCTTGAGTTTATTGATAATATGCTCATTGTTACACCCCCAGAAGAAGAAGAGATAATTAAGAAACAAGAGATTATTGCTACCGCAAACATTTTAGATTTTAACGAATTAGATATTGATTATTTAGCAGAAGATTTTTTAAAAGATGATAGCTTAGAATTTACAGAGCTTGATATAAATTACTTAGATGTTAATTACTTAGAAGATTTGCTTGATATATTGGATGCGTTAGCTGTTGAGGAGGAAGATGATAAGTTGGCTTTAGTTTCAAGTATTTCTATTACAGGCACAACGCTAGGTACGGATGTAAAAACGCAAATTACAACACTGGTTACAGGCCAAACTGTCAGTCTGCGTAGAAGCGTAAGCGAATCAACCCGAATAGATTTAGATGGCACTAACGGCTACACAGTAATACTTATTCAAGATGGCGTATCTAATGTTATTAAAATAAACGGTGGTGAATCTACAATCCGCATATTACAGGAGGGCTAATGAAAAAAATTATTATTGCTTCTGTTTTTGCGCTTTGTTTTTTCTTGTTTATATACCAGCCAACCATACTTGAAGTTATAAAGCTTAGATCATTTGATTACCTTGTTGAACAAGAAGAGCCAACAGGGAACATCGTACTGCTAAACCTTACCGAAGAAGATATCAGAAAAGAAGGCGGCTGGCCTTTCCCTAGGCAACGATTAGCTGAAATACACGTTGATCTGTTAAACGCTGGTGCGGTATCTGTATCTTGGGTTGCTGTATTTAGTGAGGCTGATAGGTTTGGGGGTGATGAAGCATTTGCAGAAGCGCTTTCTTATGCGCCAAGTGTCATCGCTATGTTTGAAACGGATGGCTATAAGGAAATACCCAAAACAGAGGGGACTGTAATATTGGGTGATGATGCTGGCGGTGTTCTTGCTAAAGGAGTGACTCAGAATATAGAGCCTTTGAGAGATGTTTCATTGCAGGGGATTGTTGGCGCAACCCTAGAAGCTGATCTTTTATTGCGTAGAATGCCGCTCTTAATGCGTAGTCCAGATGGCTGGATGGCTAGTTTTGGCACTCAATTACTTAAAGCGGTTACAGGGACAGGAACATACGTCATTAAAACTAATTCTAACGGCATTCAAGAGGTTAGAGTCAAGCAGTTAAACCCTATACCTACTGATAGCAAAGGCCGCGTATGGGTTAATTGGGTAGCTCCAGAAGCAACATCTTTGGATGCAATGAATGTGCAAGGCAAGGTTGTGATTGTTGGAACTACAGCCAAAGGTATACTGCCGCAAGTATCAACGCCTGTTGGATTGCTTTACCCTCATCAGATACAGGCTTCTCTTGCAGAAACTATCATTCACGCATCCAACAAACAAATGCCAATGATTCCTCAAGAATCAATGCTATACGAAGCCGTTATTTTGGTTGCTGGTATGCTGTTAGTGTTTACGGTAATAAACTATTTAGGGGTTTACCTTGGGGTTCTATCTTCTTTGGGGTTAATGAGTGGCACGGTGGCGCTTGGTTATTACTTGGTCAGTAANGGAATGTTGNTTGATGTTACGTTTGCAACNCTTTCTGAATTCATAGTTGCATCAGTTACGTTCTATCTAAATTACAAAGAACAATACAAGCTAAAAGAGCAGATAAAAAAACAATTTGAGCATTATTTNGACCCAAGGCAAGTTAAAAAACTGCAAGAAAACCCCGATTTACTCAAGTTAGGGGGTGAAAAGCGTTACTGTACGTTNNTATTTACTGATGTTCGTGGGTTCACGGCTCTTTCAGAGAGNGTAACGCCCGAAGAAGTTACATTTATCATGAATAAAGCCCTTACAGCCCAGCAATCAGCGGTTTCTCAGTGTGATGGCATGGTTGATAAGTATATTGGTGATGCAATGATGGCAATATTTGGAGCGCCATTGCATTTAGATAGCCATGAGGATAGGGCTATAGAGTGCGCTATGCAGATTCAAGAGAATATGAAAGAACTTAACAAAGAGTTTGCATCTAAGGGTTTGCCATCAGTACAAATTGGGATAGGAATCAACAGTGGAGAGGCAATTATAGGAAATATGGGGTCAGAGCAACGGTTTGACTATACAGCAATAGGTGATGCTGTTAATGTTGCGGCTAGGCTTGAGTCAGGTACAAAAGCCGCAGGTGTTGATGTATTGATTGGTTCTGCAACTGCTGATAAAGCTAAAGTTAAGCTACAATCTATTCCATCTATAGAGGCAAAAGGTAAATCTAAAAAATTAGAGGTTTATACTTATGGATGATTGGAATGATCCAGATACGTGGAAAGGTTTATTTCTTGTAATTATTATTGTTGGATTTTTTGTTCTAAGTTATTACTTAGGATGGTTTGAAAACGGTTATTACACTTATGGAGAAGGTGATTGAAGCAATCAACTATTAGCAGACTTGAAGCACACGAAAAAGAATGCTCCATAAGATACCAGAATATAGAAAAACGCCTTGAAGATGGTGCGGCTAGGTTTGACCGCCTTGAAAATATGATGTGGGGTGTATATCCATTTATTATTGTGTGCCTTGCTGTTGCAAAGTTCACTTGATATTATATTGACTCAAACCCCATAAGGGGATAACTAAAGCAGAGGCTAATATGAGTAACTTAGAAGAGAAAGCAACGATGACTGATTCAGTGGTAATTGAAAAAAACAGTGAAGAGCAAAAGCCAAAACAAGTGTTTACTTATGCGGATTATGATGCAGGTACGCAGAAGGAATGGCCTGTTGAATCTTTAGACCCTAATGCTGTTCTTATAATCAACCATGTCCAAAACTTGCAAAATAAACTGACTTCAATAAATCTTGAGGCAGGGGATATTAATTCAGCTATACAAGCAAACAAGAAAAAGTTAATTGATTTGCTACCATCTGATGATTTAGCTGTTATTACTGCCCTTGAGCAAGAGGATTCAACTGCTCACTAAAAGAGGCCGATTATGGCTGGTTTAACTGTAAATACATTACCTACGATAGAGCCTTTGTCAGAAAGTGAAATAAGGGCTTATTGTAGGGTGCAAGATGATACTGATCTTGATATATTACTTATGATGGGCAAAACAGCTAGACAGTTTTGTGAAGAGTTTACGAATAGAACTTTGCTAACCCAAACCTTGCATTTATTTTTAGATGCAATTGAGGATTTAAATAACCCTCTTTGGGAAGGAATGAGAACGGGTCCATANCTAAACTATTACAAAAACTACATTGTTTTGCCTAAAGGTCCAGTGCAATCAGTTACAAGCGTTCACACTTTTGATGATGCAGATAACAGCACTTTAATGGCATCAAGCAGGTATTTTGTTGATACTAGCAGAGACCCAGCCAGAATCACCTTGAGAACAGGAGAGACTTTCCCGACTGCGCTTAGAGTAGCTAACGCGATTAAAGTTATTTATAAAGTTGGCTACACTAACGTATCTCTTATCCCAGAGCCTTTAAAGCTAGGAATGCTAATGCACGTTGCTTATATGTACGATCAGCGTGGAGATATGAAAGATTATCAGCAAACCTTGGCAATGCCTCCAATGATACAAAAGCTGTACGCTCCTTATGTGATTCATGGGGGCTTGGGTAGCTCTACCTTAATGGCTACAGGCTAATGGCTACTTCTGGCGCATCAATAGGCGCTATGAGGAACAGCATTGTTATCCAAAGTGTTACAAGCACAACAGATAGCGGTGGAGGCCGTGGAGTGGCTTGGTCAACGTATAAGACGGTTTTTGCTCACGTAGAGCAACTTTCTGGCAATACTAAGTACACGCAAGGGGTAGTAGATGAAAAGGGCTTATACGCCTTTACAATACGTTATATAACAGGTTTAACCACTCAGCACCGTATCAACTACAATTCTAAATTATTTTCTATAACTTCAGTAATAGACCTTGATGAGAGAAACAAATACCTCGTTATCAAAGCCAGCGAGGGTGTCGCTGTATGAGTTTTGTTATTGTTAATGAAAAAGAGTTTATAGCCAAGCTAACAAACAGGCTTAAAAAAGAACCTATCAAACACGCAAAAATAGCGGTTCAACTAGCGGCTGATGCGGTACGGAACGAAGCTATAAACTCTATTGCTAGAGGATCAAAAAGCGGTGCTACTGTTCAAAAGTACAATCCAAAAAGAACGCACCAACAATCTGCATCTGGTGAAGCACCTGCAACTGATACTGGTTTCTTAATCTCACAAATAAGCGCATCCTCAAAAGTTGAGGGAACCACTGCTATTGGAGAAGTAAAATCTTCCGCTCCTTACTCTAAGCATCTTGAATATGGCACATCTAATATGTCAAAGCGTCCATTTATGCAACCTGCATTAGATAGAAGTGCTAAAAAAATTAAAAAAATATTTATTAGGGAAGGGTTGCTTGGTAGAAAGGGGGCTAAGAAATGAGCATTAATCAATTTGCATTGCAAACAGCTATATACACAAAACTATCTACAGATAGCAACCTTACAACNACTCTTGAAGCAAAGGTTTTTGATGATATTCCTGAAAACACTCCTTACCCTTATGTTCAGTTAGGCGANGATACAGCGATAGATTACAGCACTAAAGATCAAACTGGTTCGGAAGTTACTGTAAATATAGATGTTTGGAGTAGGTATCGCGGCAGTTTGCAAGCAAAAAATATTATGGACAGGGTGCATACTCTGTTGCATGATAGCA